GATAAAGTGAGACACTAGATTCCCCCGTAAGCAGACGCGTTGGCATTAACCAATCGAGCGGCGACTGCAGCACCGGTTATCTTCAATCCAATGGGTGGCCTATAAGCAGATAACGCATAGTCATCACCTGCGTTCATCACCAAAGCACAATTATCGAGTCGATAACTTCCCAAAGTGTTGTTCACACCATAAAACACTTCTTGTATGCGAAGCGCGACTGCTGGCAAAATGGACGGATACTTAGCAGTCGTGGGGCCTATGGCAGCCCCGACAGGAGGGTAGAACAGCCAATTGGCGTTCAAATAATATGGAACACGAACCTGAATAGAACGTGTCAAATCTGGGTTACAGAAAGCTCCACCTTGTTCAAGACCACGTGCACGTGTGACAACGTACTTGCGCACATTGCTCACAGAAATAGCCTGTGCAATAGTTGGTATGCTCGCGTACAAATTGCGTGGTATGAGGTGAGTGTAATAAATGGAACTTGGCTCTGCCTTGGGGTCACCTGTCAAATATCCCCGGCTGAGCGAGATGTATGTCCATTCAATGGAGCCACGACGCAAAGCGAATGCAGATTGTATCCAATTCCAAATAGGGGTGGAAGTCGAATTGGCATCGCCAGGAAGATACATAAGTGGCAACTCTAAACGCCTCTCTGCATACATAGCATCATTGGTTGTGTCAGCATCCGCCGAAACACTGCCTCCCGCAACATTGACATCGTGCCCGCTGTGAAGGAGACTCACCAAAGAAGGCACATAATCGCCAAAAAATGTCTCGGTAAAGCGTGGAACTTTACTAGGCTTCATGCCATCAGGTTCAAACGAGGCATCTCCTGGTTCGTTTTCTTGTGGTTCTGGAAGTTGTTCCACTGCAAAACCAGTTGCGGTATCATCACCAGTTTCCATTTGTGGCTCAATAACCACCTCAGAATTTGGCACATTAACGACGACATTCTTCATGCGTGCATAAACAAGAACCTCAGTTACACTGTCACCTCCTGATGCGTTAACTGCTGGGCTCAATGTCTCAACCCGTATTGTATAGCCTGTCATAGCTCGTTCTGCGGCTAATCTGCTGGCATCTGAAAGTCCGGCCAATCGATATGAGGAATAGAGAGAATGAAAAGGAAGCACTAACGTGCTCTCACGACGACCAGCAAGCAATTGCGTAACATGAGGAAATGATGTAACTCGCATCGGGTCAGACACCATAGCAGATATGGTGTCGCCATAAAGCTCGCCATTCTTAATGGCACACATGACAATCATGCCCTGAACCGTTGCTGGCGCTGTGGTTTGTATACGCAACTCCACATCAGCTGACCACAATGTGGCGTAATTGAGTGCTGCTCGAACGGCAGGGTTCGCAAGAAATACATCAGGTACCTCCAGTGAGATGATGTTCCCAATCGTGGCACCCACCTGACCCTTGGCAACAAGGGTAAATCGATCCAAACGCCCTTCTGTGACAAGGTTGTCCCAGTCAGGCATAACTGAAGTCATCGTCTCATTCAATGATGTGTTTGCATACACTGGTTCGGGCTGTGTAGGCATAACTTGATTCTGAGATGTTTCTGGCTTTGGATCTGTGCGGGAAACCTCCATTTGTGGCTCGATAAATGTGTGCATTTGAGGCTCAACGACCAAATCAGTCAACGCAGCGACACTGCGACCAAAAACTTTCAAACCAATAAAAGATTGTTCAATGTAAACATCAATTGTACCACCTGTAGATGTCGGATTTCGAAGTGGTTGCAATACTGTGAGTTGATCAGCAAGCGCGAATGATGATACATTGTCATCAAAAGTCGTATTATGTGACAGTGACCAAGCAGGAACCAATGAGGGGTATGGTTGCGGACGAGATATTTCAAATTCATATTGATTGCACGCTGAAATATCCAAAACAGCGTACAAGCTGGGTGTCATGGATCCATCAGCTGAAGTCAAATCGGCGGTGGCCTTAGCGGACCCGGAAACAGCGTACGCAAAACGACCGGTAAACAAAGCTGAGGCGACGAAGGTAATACGCACTTTAACCTTCTCAAATGTATAAAATGCACCTGGTGCAACAGCTACACCTGCTGGAGATGGGGTAACAAAATAATTATCACCTGTGTCCAGAGTGTCGTATAGGGTCATTGGATTTATGGGACGATCGGACCACACTGATGTCCCAACTGGATCATTGTAAGATGTGGTCTTCCGCGCATATATGACCATGCGTTTGCCCAATTCATCCACACTACTTTCATCAGTGACCCCCCCCATAACACAATTGTGAATGGAAGAGCCAAGTGGTGTCGCTTGACTCATTGCATCTGTACTAAACAATCCTGGGTCAAGGCGCGCAAATAGTTCATTTGTAGGTTGTGACATGGGTCGAGACAAACCAAGCATAGAGGAAAATCCCGAAGCAAGAGCTCCAACTCCAGATATCATGCTTGTTACCGGACCCGAAGTTGGCATTGGTAGCGGTGGGGGTGGCATGGCATAATTCAGTGGTGGTGGGGGCATAGAATATCCCAATGTCATTGGTGGTAAGGGAGCCGTTCCAAACGTTCTTTCCATCTGTGGTTCAACACGTTGACGATCAAGCATTGCGCACACATGAATATCCATAGTACTGGGAATGTGCTTGATGATGTCACTAACTTCATCAGACAGACCATGAACAATAAATCGCTGCGTGCACATTGGGACAAAAATGCGACTTGATTTTTGCGACATGGACAAAATAATGTCAGGTGAAGGCACGCCAATGACACTGCCTGGTGCAATATCATCCAAATTATCCAACAAGACCTGTCTACACCGAAAAACAAAATCATTGTACGAAAGATATGGAACCTGCGAACCTAAAAACTCAAAATTATTATTCTCCTGATTCCCTGTTCCAAAAACAACATATATAACATCAAATTCGTCGCGCAATTGCATTTGAGGTTGCAGAATTTGCGCATCAGAATCACCCGATGCAAGTAAATTTAAAAGCTCACCACGGGTGTAACCAAGAAATTTATGTTCTGAAATACTCAACGCGGAGCATGACTTGCGCATCGCTACACATGCCTGTTCATAACAATCATCGGAAGTCAAAGCACACTCAACCAAAAAATTAGGAACAACAGCAGACAAGAACTCAGGCTCCGTCATGTTGTTGTGCCTGTAACGAAGCATATTGTAAACGGATGTGTATGAAAGAGTGGGTAAAACAGAAATATCTGGAGAATCATTAACAACAAAACTACGAGACAAAAAGGAAACTTCACTCAAAGGGCAAACACCGGGTGGTTTTGTTTTATCATCGGGGTGTGTTAGAACCATTCCCAAATTTTTAATACGAACACAAAACTCAGGATCTCCAATACACTTCGTCAAGAACTCATCTGAAGCTGACATAACATCATCACCATAACCACGTAGACCAAGATTCTCTAAACGTGACAAAATTGTGTCTGCGTTAAGTTTGGATCCTTCCTCCGTGGCAGAAACGGCTTCAACAATGACCAACCGAGCCAAAATAGCTCCAAGAACACTGGTCAATGGGATACCAGATGGCAACAAACAACGGACGAGAAAAACAAAAGAACCAAATGGAACTAATGTCTCCTGTAATCCCTGCAAAATTGATTTCATGGCTTTCTTATGCTCTGGAGAGAAGGCATCTGTGTCCAAGTAGTCAATTATGGTGGGCCACACTTCTTTCAATCCAGGGTGGTTTGTTGTGTCAAATCGATGAAAATCCCCAGCAAAACAAGCTTCAAAGTCCTGCAACTTGGCCATAATTATGGGCCAATCTTTAACTGGGGATATGCCTGGGCCAACTGGAAATTCAATTGGGTACATAGAAGCGGTTGCACCCAACCAAGATAGATACTTACGCATGAGCATCACTACCATAAGGGGTGCAGTGTAAAAAGTACGAACTCGCTTAACAACACCAGGCGACACTTCGCTACGCAACTCATCTTTTGGTGATGGAATATACATGCGGTCTTTATCTCCCAAAGCAGAGTCAAGTGGCTCACCTCTCTCGAGCCGTGCACATGCATCGTCAAACGCAGATTGCAAATACTTCAGCACGACAGTTTCCCCATCTATAACAAAATGCTCTGACTTTGGACATCGAGATGGTCCTTTAGAAGTAGACCCACATGATTTGTCAAGCTGCAATTTCTGGATAACACCAAATCCAAATACATTTTGGGACAACGACAATGGTCGCGTATAATCAGGATCAACCGTTGCAAGAAGTTGAACAGCCTTATCAGCAAACCATTTAGCCACAGCATTAACATTTTCATCAGAAGGTCGTGCAACAATTGTGGCGTCATGTCGTAACAAATCTAGATGGTTATCTAACATAGGAAGACTCGCATCATTATTATCAACATTCCACTTCCATCGAGATGGCAATTTCAATGGTGCTTCGCGCACAATTCCTGAAATGGATTCGGCAATAACCTTATTGTGCACCAAAGTACTAGCACCAATAGGTATATGACTAGGCTCATTGCGCAAATAAATCTGCTCAGGTTGTGCAACAATTTCAAGAATCGAATCAACATCAGGAAGAGATTCTGCATGTTTCGTGGGTAGCTCCATATTGCACAAATCTTGTGCAACCTGACGCGTGACGTAAGTCCCAAAACCACGAATACCAGATTCTCCAGCGACATGTATAGCAACCACGCCATCGGGAGCAATCAAAGGTCTCCCACACGCTCCACTGACGGCTTTAGTGGTGGCATAAACACAAGTGTCAACGGTAGTGTATGTGTCACCATCCGATTTGTATGTTAATGGATGACGACCGATTGCAGAATAATGTGTACATGTGACATGAGCGTCATGTAATGGATCCATAGCCAAAAATACAACAGGCATTGCTTTATTGGTTATATCATGGGATTCACCTGCAAAAAGTTTCACAATACTCTTCTTGTGCGGTGTTCCAACCACTTTCACAATAGTCACATCTTTTCCTGGTAACGAATAAAAGGGCAAAGCTTTGAAGCTCTCAACTGATTTAGAGTAAACGATCTCTTTCTTATAATCAGCAATGGTTATATAAGAACCAGGAGGACATGTGTTAAGGTGACGATGGGCATGGGTTGTTAGCAACATTCTATCAAGACCTAAGAAAAGCCCATGCTGGCGCATTCCTTGACCCGTTGAGGATACACTCAATGTAACCATATTTTCCCTCACTTGAGAGTTGATGGTATTGACAGTGACCTGTGCTTGAGGTTTAATTCCCTTATAGCTCAACTTCTTAGTCTTGCTCAGATGTTTGCCACTGTACCCTTGCGGATCTAAAGGCTGGCTCTGATCATCGCCTGAAGTGCCTGTGAAAGTGGAAACAACAGTTGCTGCAGTACAAGCTGCAATTGCTGTACCAGCTAACACAGCAAGCGCATGCTGAATCTTCAACCCCAAAATGGTATAATCGCGAGTTCCATACGTAGATAACAAATTCGATTTCAAGAACATGATCTTCGCCATTTTGCATGCAATCACAACAGGGTCATTGGATAAACCACGGAAAATTGTATGATACGTCAATGAATCAGACATTTTTCTCTTATCCCAATGCGAAACCTCCCTCTCATAAGAGAGAATAGGGTCAGTTGTAGCAAAGAGTGCTGCTCTATCACCAGTCTCAAGAGCGGCCTGCATGGCATCACGGTATTTCTTCCCATAATCATAATCCTTCTTTGACAACCGCAACAAATAACGAACCATATCACATGCTATAAGGGTGACATGGTCTGTTGGTGAGCGCACATATGATTGTGCCAACTCACGAATGTGTGTGATGTGGCGCTCAATCTGTGTGTTGGCTGTGTTTCTTCGGATTTCTGATTGAATAGGAGGAACACATGATGAATCACTTGATAAATCGTGCATACCAATATCCATCTGTGCTTGTACGACATCTCTGTCGCGTAAACCACGCACATATGGAGACAATTGATACAATGGATCGTCAAAAATATTTGGAGTAACATTCGATAATTGCTCTCGAGTTGGTTTTGCTTTGAATTCATCAATAGTCAAATCCAACAAAGCCAAGAAACCTGACCAATCCATGGGCGGTCCAACAGCAATGCGATTCCCATTCACATCCGTACTCAAACGCACAAATTGTGCATGACTCATATCAGCAAGTGGACGTGAATGACCCTGCTTAAAGACCATGTCAACTCCGAGATCAATTCGACGATAAATGGCAAGCTTCTGTCGCAAGTCAATCCCAGCCGTGCCCGGAAACATACGTGCATTCATGAGAATGGTCATGGCATGGATATCAGTAAATAAACGACCTTTAAGATCCACAGCCGCGGCATCCAATAGCTGTGGTGTGCCATTCAACCATGTGAGAAAATTCTGCTTTTCTTCAGCTTCCATATCTCCCACAGTAACATCATCCATCAACCAGTATTGTTGGCCTCTGTAGCCTTCATGATATTTCCGAACAAGGGGAGTTGAATAAACATTACCTGCTTGTAAATCCTCACCCTTAAGTCGTTTCCAGATATAATAACGAAGACTGGCTTCAATAGTTGTCTTTCCAACCCCTGCGTCGCCGGTCAATGTAAGCACAAATGGTTCTCGTCCAGGACCAGCCAAGCGCGAGGCAATACCTTCAAGTGAAACAATATTGCTTAACTTAGCTGTCAAGCTAGCGTACTGGCTAAATCCAACGTGTTTCCGCTCCATGGCAGTGAAATCTCTGAGGCTCACCAAATCATTTGTGAAAGTGATCAGTTGAGCTGGTGTAACTTTAAGCTCAGTATGCTCATTCACACGACGTTCTATGTCAGAAAAAATGTTTTCCGCTTTATCCCCAGAATCATTGATGTAATTATCAGAGACGTGTTTCCATGCGACAGCCAAAACTGTGCAAACACGATACATCATCATCATGAAAGCACCAACTGTAGTAGCTTCACGCAACTTGTCAATGGCCGTCTTATCAGGGGTCATAGCTTTACGCATATCTCCTGATTCCAACAACTTCATCATCTTCTTCTTCATAGGGCCATCCAAACCTGGTATGTTTGAAATAGCTTCGATAAGATCCTCCAATTCCTTCGATGGACCCTGAGGCTCAATCTTTGGCTTTAAAAGCGCCAACATTGCCTTCCACGATTGCGCGGCAATGAGTGATGCAATATATAAACAAAGATGCACATGGAAACTATTTTG